CTCAATATTATTTTGGTAAAAGGATGCCAAGTAATATGAGAAAATTGATGATGCAAATGGGACCAGCGAAGAAGCTGCTTCAGCTTGCGGCCATCAAGAAGAACCTGAGCGAGGAGGCTGTTTATTATAAGCCGTCCAAGCGTATCGCCAAGACCCAGTTGAAGAACCCCGCGATAGAGAACACGCGGAGCCAGAGGAATGTCCTGCGTAAGGTACAGGCAATCCCCCATTATCTGTACCGCAACAGCCATGACATGCTGCAAGCCATTGGTATTAACTCATTTATCGAGTTGATGGGCAGCCGTGTCATCACCGATGACATGGTGCTGAACGACGAGAACCGAAAGTCAGTCGAGGGTCGTAACCTGACTATGAGCATGGCCTTTGAGGCTATGGTGGAACAGGTCAATGAACTGGACGCCATGGCTGAGAAAGACGGTGTGGTTGCTGACGATGTGAAGAAATTCTACCAGTTCAACTACAACGTGGTTGGTCGTCTTCAGATGCTGGGTTTCATGAACCCTGTGCTGAGTAAAATCTCTCGCCATGTGTGGATGCCCACCCGTGCCACCGTGGACCTGACAGACAGCAAGAGCAAACACAGTCTTGGGTTCTTCCTCTCTCTGGCTCAAGGTGTTGGCATTGATGTGAAGAAGCACACCCCTGAGCAGAACGCTCAGATGGTGCAGGATCAACTGTTCTCTGAGAACGGCAAATACGCTGAAGTGACTAAGGAACTGGCACAGTGGCTGAAGGACGGTAAAGAGGGTTCCCTCTCTGAATGGTCCCAGAAACTGCGTGAGGTCGATCCTTCGATCACCGAGCACGGGATCATGTCTCTGTTGGCGGCAGCCGAATACATGAACGCCCGTGACACGGACAATGGCTCTGGGCTGGCTTCGTTCACGACGCACAGCTACTTCGAGGCGGATGGTGTGACCAACGGTCCTGCCAACGCTCTGATGAACTTGGCCCATCGTATCAGCCCGGAATGGATCAACACCCTTCGTAAGGTGGGGTCTTTCATTGGGCACAGCGATTACACGATGCTCAACCAGACAGGCATCCCTGACCTCTATGAGACCTCATCTGATGCTCTGGCGAGTATTCAGGGCGAGTTTGTGAAGGGTTTGCCTGATAATGTTAGGGAGATTTATGACGCCCTTTTCAACCTAATGCGTAGCATGGGAATGGGCATTACGTTCGAAGATGACGGACAGGGTGGTATCAACATCAAGATCGACCGGGGCACATCCAAACAGCCTCTGACGATCACCATTTATGGTTCCGGGGTCAATGGTATCGCCGGGAACGTCGCCAATGAGATGATGGACCTCATTTTCGAGGCGATGTCTGAGCATTTGCAGGATGATAATAAGAACAGTGGTTTTGGAGATAATCTTCAACTCGACGGTGAGTTCTATGGTCGTTCGCGTTTCTGGAACGACATGAAGAAAGTCCTTTATGCCACTGCCTCTTATGACAAGGAAAGTGGCTGGATGGTAATGCCCATCCGCAAGGGTGTGAAAGCCTACGAGGGGAGCAAGATCAAAGACTTCAAGCTCACCTCTGAGGGCTTCGAAGTGCTGCGAGACAACGTGCGTGCTCTGTTTGTGGACAACATGAACGCAGCCATTGAGCACACTGTCATGGGCCATGTGTCCGAGATGGTGGACAACATCCAGAAGGCGACCAACGCTCAGTCGATCATCATGCACTTCATGTTCCGTAAGAAGATCATCGAAGCCATGCTGGAGCGTCAACAGAACCCGGACAAATTCCCCAAGTGGAAGCCGGGTGATTTCCTGTCTCAGACCGAACTGGACGGGATCATCAAAGACCTGTTGCCATATGGTCCTGTGATCAGAACCGAGCACCAATCCTACTTCATGGGTGGTGGTGAGCGGGGGAATATCCTGCCCACCATGAAATTCGAATTCGAGGGCAAAGAGTATTCGGTGAGAATGCCCAAAGAGTTTTCGGCAGATTTGCAGGGTGGAACCCGTACAGACGCCTATGCCTTTGCACCGTCGATCATTGGTGTGGCAGGTGTTCCATCTTTCAACATCGGGACCGGCGATGGTAGAATGATCGACGTGTTCATCCAGTTGCTTCAGGACTATGGCGTGCTGCCTGTCTATGACGGCATCAACTTGCCTGTGGACAGGGTGTTTGAAGGTTCTGAGCTTGCCAACAAGGCTGTGTCCCAGACGTGGCAAGAGAACCCTGCCAAGTACGCAGCAGAGAGCCTGACGGCCTTCCTGCGGCTGAACCCAATCAATCTGATGACCGACCCCAAAGATCCGATGAACGTCGAGACAGAGAAACTGCTGTTGGCTCTGACCCAGAACTTCGAGGAGAAGAAGACGGTCGAGAGAAACTATACCCCTGAAGATGTCATGGTTCGTTTGGCAAACCTGAACCGCTCTCTGACAGAGGGTGCTCAAGACATCGGCAACCGGATCGAAGCGACCAAGGCAATGCCGAATTCTATCGACCAGATGGCCGGAGCCAGCACAGGGTATCAGCAAGAGGGCACGATCAAGCTGCCCCCGAATGCCACTGATGCTCAGATCGCTGCTGCCCTTCAGAAAGAAACCAATCGCATTGAGAGAGCAAAGAAGAAGGAGGCTGCTGTTGAAGAACCCAGCAAAAACTTCCTCAAGGTCTTTGGTGAGAATGCCAATCTGGACACTGATAGTGGTGCTCAGGTGGCGAACATTACACAGTTGGCATCTCTGCGTGAGAAGCTGAACAAGAACCTGTCGAACACCCACAAGGAGATGATGAAGGCTGCCTTGGAGAACCTCCAAGACAGTGATTATAGGGTGGTTTATGGCACGGCAGATCAGATCAGCCTCTGGGAATTGAATAACCTCCCTGACACGTTCGAGCCAAATCAGGATAACTATTTTGGTAAAATCGATGTAGAAAACAGAGTAATCTTTATCACTAATCCGTCTGTGGAAACGTTGACACATGAACTGCTGCACGCTTCCACGACCACGAAGATGCAGGGGTATTATTATGGTGATGCAGATGCTCTGACCAAGGCTGATCAGGAAGCAATTCACAGCATGGAACTGCTGCTGGATGAATGGCAGCAACTGTCCTTCGACAACGAGAGCACGGCTGTTGCCAGTGCTCATGGGATGGCCCTGAGCACGATCATGAAACTGAAGCGTGAGGGCAAGCCTGCTGAGGCTCTGAACGAATTCCTCGCATGGTCGCTGTCCAACCAGAACATCATCTCAATGCAGAAGAAGCTGACGGTGAAGAACCAGTTGGCTCGGATAATGGGCAAGGCTCTGACGGCATTGAAACAACTGATCTGGGGCAAGAGTAAAGCCCCGGATGCCGGGACAGACATGTTCTCGAACGTAAAGTTCAATGCCCGTGTGCTGATGGCTACGCCAACACCCTTCCAGCTTTTCCTGAAGGATTACGGGGACGTGGTGATGTACCAGTCTCCTATCTATGGTTCCAATCCCCGGCTGAGTAAAATCCGCAAGGGGTTCTATGACCAGTTGAAGGGTTTCTTGAAAACAAACAAAAGTAATGATGCTAATATTAACATTAATGAGGCCAGAAACCGTAGGACCAAAGCACGTTCGGCTCTGATCCAGTATGGCTTGCTGGCGAAGAAGATGGCTATTCCGTTCAAGTTTGACATGCAGCAGATGAGTACCTTCAGGATGATCGGTGCGACCATGTTCACGGCCACGGACATGAACACTGTTTCTCTGGGTCGTATTCAGGCTATTTATGACAGGGTTATTGACAAACTGTCGTTCGAGGATTTCCTTACTAATGTAGGAGACCCCGGTCTGGATAAGCGTGATGCTGAGGCCAAATACAACGCCCTGACCGGCATTGGCACGACAGAATATGATGAGAAAGGTCGATCCTCTCAGCTTGCAAACTTTATTGCTCTGGCAGCCGTGGATGAGCAGTTCAGAGCCATCCTTCGTCAGATGAAGATGCCTGCCGATACGAAGAACAAGGGCATCAAACTGGACGATCTGGTGGATCGTGCAGGAGCTTTCCTCTCAGGTCATCTGTCAAACTATGTCTCCGGTGGAGGCAAGAAGGATGCTGATTTCGAAGCCTCTATGGATGCTTTGACACAGGAACTGATCAACTTCGTAGGTGATGAGCGTTCCTTCATCGAGCAACAGGTGGATAAGGGACTGGATAATACTGATAATATTATTAAGTCTTATATGGAAAAGGGTGCTGATAAAATTCAGAAGTGGGCCAAGACTGTCCAAAATCCTCAGTCCAAGAAGGCTGCCGCTTTGTTATCCACGATGAGCCAGTATCTGACCTTGGAAGGCACACGGAAAATCCATGAGGCACAGGTGTCCTTCTTCAACCAGCCCCAGATGAATACCACGATGCGTGAGATCAATGCTGAGAAGGTCGGACGGACAGAGGTCAATGCCCCGATCTTCGATCAGATCACCAGAGGCAGAACAGCGGTGGACCAGAGCCGTCAGAAACTGCGGGAGGAATTCCCGGAGGAAATTAAGGCATGGTTTAACGGTTCGTTGACCACTGAGCAGTGGTCGATCCTGCACCGTATGTTGGGCCACACTGACGCTGCCCTACTGTTCAAGGCATATGGCGAAGACCGGAGCATGGAGCTTCTCTCCTCTGGTTCCAAGCGTAAAGCTGAGATCAAGAAGCTGGAAAAGACCTTGAACGGGATGACGATCCAGAAATCGAAGCAGCTTGCCAACTTCATGGTGACTGGTGAGGCTGGGGCACTGCTTCAGACTAATGCCTATTCCATTGCCTCGAACAACGGCAACATCCAGCAGGAGCAGATCATCGACCATCTGGTGACGCTATACGCCATGGAGCAGATGCCTGAAGCCAGCCAGCAGTATCTGGCTGATCTGATCGCCAAGGACCAGCCCACGTTCATGAACCTTTACATGTCGCTTCTGGCGACCCGTAACGATGAGGTGAGCCGGAACAGCACCGACAAGGCCCGGATGAATGGGTACAAGGGATACCTCAAAGGCCAGAGCCAAAAAGGGGTACACATGGTCATTGACAGCAAGACGGAGCACGCCAAATACATGTCCATGGGCTACGTCGAGATGGCTGATTATAAGGGTTCCTCGGCTGACATCGGCATGGAGAAGAAGGCTTACTACTTCGCCCCTGTCTCTGGTCAGGCCAAATACAATCAGGGCACCATCCAGACGGTTCACCAGACACAGCTTGGTGTTGATCCCAACACTGGGTTCACTGTTGGTACGATCAACGCTGGCATCATCTCTGATGCCCGTGCAGTGGCTGCAATAACCAGAAGGATCAATAATCAACTTAATACAGATGAAAATCTAAGACCGATTTATAACATGCAGAATGTGGTAATCGCCTATGAAAGATTGGCTGATCCAAAGATGCTGTCCTACCTGAACACTGACCTCGATCTGGCTAAAGCCATCGGGGCATGGCGTGGTAGACAGTTTGAGGAGCGTTCTGCTGAGATGGTGAACTTCAGCCTTGTGGATAAGGTCCATAAGATTTGGGAAGATCACAAGACGACAGACAAGAACGTCGAGTTCATTGCACTGGATAAATCCAAAGACCCCATCCACATGGATGCTTGGAATGTGCTGCCCAAGGATGTGAAGGATTACATCAAGCAGACCTTTGGTGACACTGGGTTCATGGTCCGGGCTGATATGATCAACGATGTCGTCGGTGGTCGATCTGCATCGGTCGGTGACTTCTGGACTGGGAACAGCCGGTGGTCTCCCCAGATGCAGAAGAACGTCAAAGACATTATCATTGGTTTTGGTGGTAATAAGGCTTACCGTTATCTTGTTAATGCTGAGAAATTCATGCAGGAACAGGTACTGGATGCCAAGGTAGCCATTGTGATCAAGTCGGTCATCGTACCTGCGATCAACATTGTCTCGAACATCAATCAGCTTTCCATGGCAGAAGTGCCTTGGAGAGAGATTATCAAAGGTTATCGTGACAAAACTGTTGAGCTTAATAACTATCTTAAGCGCAAGGAATTTGAACGACAGCTTGAAAACAAGTTGTTTGTGGCAGAGGCGAAGAAGGACTTCATCGAAGCCAGAAAGCTGACGATCCGCATCCAGTCTCTGAGGGACAGCTTCAAGAACATGTCCATCTGGCCTCTGATTGAGGCGGGTGAATATACTGCTGTGACCGATGGGGGCATCACGAAGGAAGACCTCGACATTGCCAAGAATGGCTATGGGTCTGTCATCGAAAATATGGTGAAGCATCTGCCCAAGAAACTTCAAGATATTGGCCGCTATGCTGTGGTGTCGAGAGACACCTCAATGTTCAAAATACTGTCTCGTGCCACCCAGTATGGAGACTTCATCGCCAAGTCGATCCAGTATGATCACATGACCAAGAGACAGGGCATGGAGAGCTTGGCTGCCATTGCCAAGGTGAACGAATGGTATGTGAATTATAACAGGTTCGCTGGTCGGACACGGGTGTTCCAAGAGAGCATGGGCCTCACTTGGTTCTACCAGTACAAGATCAGGTCGATCAAAGTGGCTCACCAGACTATGCAGGAGAACCCTGTCAGAGCACTGCTGCACTTGGCATTTACCCCAAGGTTGCCTCTGATTGGAACAGTGGGCAACCCGTTGAAGGACAACTTCCTGTCCGTGTTGTTCGACGGCAGGCTTGGATACTCCACAGGTCCGGGGATGCTGTTCCGGGCACCTGCTCTGAACCCTTGGTGGAACTTGACAAACTAGATATGAAAACCCCCCAGATTTCTCTGGGGGGTTTATCAATCAATATCTTTGAAATATTGATACATAATCAAGAAGAATAAGGCGATAACGCCACCCATAAATATCATGGGAAGAACGAGCATCACCAAGCCCGTCACCATGATAATGATGAATATGATCGCCCCTGTTGCCAGAAGTGCCTTGAAGAAAGCCATCAGGTCTTGGCGTTGACCGGTTTGACCAGATTGGCGAACAAGCTCTTGGGTGGTGCAGGTGCATCTTCACCGACAGGCTTGGTGACAGCCTCGGTCTCGCCCTGATCTTCTTCGAAGGTCTCCCCGGCAGCTTCTTCAGTAGCTTCTTCAGCAGCCTCATCCGGCAGAGCTTCTTCTTTCTGGTTCTCACCTTCAGGTTCCGAAGTCGTGGAAGCAGGCTGTGCAGGTGCTTCCTCCTCTTGGGTTGTAGTATCGACGGTGGCCTCCACAGCGGGGGCAGCAGAGGCAGCCTGCGTGTTCCGCAAGGCTTCCTTCAACTGGGTCGATGTCGGCTCCTGACGGGCTGCTGAGGAGGTCTGAGCCTGATCCAAAGGGGATGAGATATTGATCTCAGCCGTTGCACCGTCTTCGCCACGGGTGTTTTTGAAGTCGATGGTGACTTTCTGTCTCTCTTTGACGGCGATCTTGTTGAGAACATAGTCTCGGATGGCAAGCTCGATTTCGGCTTGCACGAGAATGATACGCATGGGTTTGCTTTCCTTATTGCATGATACGGAGGAGGGTTTGGAATTCAGGAGTATGTACTCCTGAATGGATAGACGCGGTGGCATCGGCAATGTGCTCGCTTTTGTCACCAACGGTGCCCTTCTTCTGACCCCGTGGGAGGATTATGTTTGGATAAAGTTCCAGCAATTTCTGGATCATTACCTTTTTGGTGGCACCTTTATTACCAGTAAATACCCTCTTATTTTCATCAGGCATTACTTGGATATAAGGAATACCCAGTGCTCGGACAGCACCCAGAATGCCAACGCAAATTCCATATGAGGCCATAGCACGGGCAGACTGGCTGCCAACCGGGACTTCAACGAAGATGCACTTGGCCTTCTGACATGCTGCCAGAACAGGCATCGAAAGCTGCTCAGCCAGCCATTGATCGTTCGTGTTCACACGGATGTTCTTTCCCGTCAGGTCTTTAGGCTCGACAATCGAACCAATGGGGGTTGATAGAACGCCAGTGGTAAGATCGAGTTGAGCTTCTGACAGACCCCAGTGCCTGAGCGATGGGTCCATCCCAAGTACGGGAATGATCATCTGAGATCAGCCCTTGTTAAACAGGGAGCCGGTTTTCTTGGCACCGCCCGCACCAGAGGTGGGAGCACCACCGCCTGCTTGGCCGGGACGGCCAGCGTTGCCACCGGCATTGCCACCCTTGACCTTGTTGCGGGTGTTGCCTTTGTTCTTCTGCAACCACTTGTCATAGAAGACAGGCTCTGTGGCACCCTGCTGGGCTTCGACAACGGACATCTTTGAAGGATCGTGGAAGACCTTCTCGATGACGTTTTCTTCACGGGTTTCGCCGGTCGGTTCGTATTCGCCAGTGCTTTCGTTCTTGGCGTTCTTGTCCACGTTCTGACGAACGATGGCGAGGAAGACGGTCTTGCCGATCAGGTCCACAAGCATGGGAACGGATTTGGGCAAATCCTTCTTCTCATCATAGTCGTAAATCTTGACGACCTTTTCCTCGGTGTCCTGTTCGGCCAGAGGCTTGTCAGTGGTCATCAGGCAGAGGTCATCCACGATGGCAAAGCCCATCATGGGAACCTTCTTCGACTTGTCGTTGGGGTTCAGGAAGTAGTTCTCCCCGGTCTTCTTGGTGATGTACAGCGTTTCGTTGTATTCACCTGTCGGCAGTTCGGCCACCAGTGTCACGCTCTGGGCACCACCAGCGGATTTACCGGCATAGGCCGCTTTGATCGTCGCCGGATAGATGTCTGTGTCGAAGATTTGAAATCCACCAAGACGGTCTTGTTTTTCTTCGTGACCTTCACTGGTCAGGTTGCTGAAGATACTCATGTTTTCTCTTTCCTTATTGAGATTGTAGTAAGTCGATTATTACGGCAGATTAACTGCCGTAATATGCTTTCAACCGAGCAAAAACTTGATTAAGGTCATTGTCGATGTAAAGCTCTTTGCGATCCCAGAGACCCATTGCAGACCTCATCTTCTCACCGACAGTATCCTTGGAAATACGGGTTTCAAAGATGAATTTGAAACCGTCTTCCCGTTCATTATCGGTGATATGCAGAAGGTCATTTTCGAAGCCTTCCAGCTTTTTGATGGGCATCTGCTTCGAGGACAGAATGGTGGTGAAGTCAGCTTCCACCCCGGTACGACCTACAGCACCTTTGACAGGCACTGAGGTTTCATACTGGGCAGAGCCTTCGTTAAGCTCTGTCGAGGAGTGGGACAGCACTGCATAGTTTTTTGTGCCAGATTTGATCCGGTGAACAAACTCACCATAGAAATTGGCATAATCACCCCATGCAGATTGTCCCTTTTTCGTACCAGAATGCGGAGCTACATACTGACGCTCGAACATCTTCATGAGGAAGGTGATGGTGTCGAGCACCCCACCTTCCACACTTGGTTCCGCCTCAATCTCATTGATGAAATCGAGAACGTCGTATGCGTCTGCAATCTCGATGTTGACTGCAAAGTTGCTTTTGAAGGGAAGCTCTTTCAGGTCAGCATTGAGGTATGCCCACTTTTTTTGGTCGGGAAGGTTCATGAGCGATGCGGACTTCCCCGTATTGGGTCGGCCCATCACCAGCACGATATTTTTGTTCTCAGACATGTTGCTCCTTTCAAGGCTGATACCGCTTTGAGACCGTCACCATGATGGTACTGTCGATCTCGTTTTCGGAAAGCGGATTGTTCATCTTCTTGTTGAAAGCATGGACCTGACGATCCACGTCAATCAGCGACATACCATTATCAAGTAATGCCAAGGCATATTTGATCATGTTATCGTTCCGATTACCCATCGAAATGCGCTGGGCGAACCAGCGTTCCAGATTGTCGAGGCTTTCGAGCTTCTGGAAATTCGCCTTGTGGTTTTCGTTACGGCTGGTCTTCGGGATGAAGGGCAGAGCGTCGAACAGTTCACCTTCGTTGTAATGATAGATGCCCCCTTCATAGCTCTCCGATTTCTTCTCCCGCTTGTCGTAGCTTTCGTCGGTGTCGAAAGGAAGCCATGCGAAGATGCCACGCATGAATTCCTTATATTCGTCATTATCAAGCTGAAGGGTATAGTTGATCGGCAAGATAATGCGATAACGATCACCATGACCTTCGGTCTGGTGACGCTTGGTGGTATAGCTGAGGAACGTGAAGTCCTTCAGCAGTTCGTGAGCGAGGTCCAGAGAGGTGCCCTCATCCACATCCAGCACAATGGCGTTGAAGCCCGCAATGACGTTCTCCTCGGACCTGTGCTGGTTGCGATAATGGTGGTTCGACCAGTGCATTCCCTCTGATTGGGTAAGCACATGCAGTTGATCGAAAGGGACTTTCTCCTCAAGGAAACTATAAGCCCAGTGGTTAGAATATGAGATAATAATCTCATTAATATTGGTTTCTTTCAGGGTTTCCCCTTTGAAAAACTCAATACCGTCTGTGAAGGACTTCTTGATGATGATGTGCTTCTTGTAGCCCCATGCCGTAGCAAGGGTCATCATCTCGTTCCGGGCAGAGTTGCTGGCCTTGTAGAAAGGCAGTGCCTCGTGAAGGTCTGCGTGGGTCACTTCCGTGCCCACATTGGCGATGTACTTCGCCAGCTTCACATAGGTCTTTTCCCTGTTGAGAATCGTCTGAAACGCCTCACCGCTTTCCTCGACCAGTTTGATGGCCGACAGCAGGTGCTCCATCTCGACCTCTGTGGAGTTGTCGATGAAGGCATAGGCACCGGCCAGCTTAAGAGCCTTGAAGTACCTGTGGGAAAACTCTGCCTTCTTGATGTCCTCATGCTCTGCCAGCAGATCAGAGGCACGCTCACAGTCGATCTTGTAGCCCAGAAGCTCGATTGCCACGTCATCTTCGACCACCATCTTCCAGCCGAAATATGCCGGATCGGCAAGGGTCTGGAAGTAGTTGGACCATTTGGAAATGGTGTCAATGTTCGTCTCTTGGGTCAGACGCTTGAACACCTCTTCTTTGGACAGTTCGTCACCTGCCCGCTGATGCTGGCCAAAGCCGAAGATGCAGCGACGTGCATAGCCTGTTTCGAGGAAGCTGTAGAATTGATCCTCGGTATGGGCACCATCCAAGAGCTTGGACGGGGTACCGAACAGCAGAGCATTGGTGGGGGTCTTACCATCAAGCTCCTCTGATCGCACATTCTCAGCCGTGTTCTTGGTCAGCTTCTGCTTGACCATGCCCTGATCGTAGAGTTCGAGGAACAGGGTCAGCACGTCAGAGACGCCCAACAGGTTGGAACCAATCTCATCGACTTGGAAGTTGATGGAACCAGAGGAAGACATGAGCAGCTTGTGACGAAGCTGTTTGACGGCTGGGGGTGTCCCACTGTCAAAGGTGAAGGGGTATGCCCCGGCCTGCTTGAATTCCTTCTCGGCCTTCTCGAATTCTTCCTGCTGGTCTGTGCCGTTACGGGCTGCCCGATTATTGGCAATATTCCAGAGGTTTTGTTCAGAGATTACATCGAAGGTATCTTCCATAAACCGGGTTTTGAAACCCTTCAGGAACTCCGTCTCCACGATATTGACGCTGTGACCTTTGCCGAAGCCAGAGGTGGCAAGGGCGAGGACATAGAGGTTGACCGGAATTTCACCCCGGTCTTTGGTGACGATGGTTGCTCGCATACAAGATGCCATTTTCGCCAGAAAATAGGCCACCTCTGCATGAAAAAATCCACGGTCGATATTCTGTGTTTTATTACACAAAACATCGACAATATCATCCAGTGCAGGGTGGTGAGCAACAGTTGATAGATCAATGTTACTGAGCAAAATACTGATCCTTCTGCTTGCAGATGTCGAACGCGGGGCAATACTCACATGCCTTGGGTTCTCCAAGTTTGGTGACAACCGTGCCTTTGCCCTTCTCGTTCATGTGGGCATTTGCCTCAGCGAGGTTGTCGAAATTCTTGCTGGAACGGGCGTTGGGGTCTTTGGCCTTTTCGGGATCGCTGTAATATTTGAACTGCGGTTCCGAACGCCATAGCTCCTTGTCGGTACAATCCGGTATCTTGTCTTCCGGTGCATCCCAAAGACGAGATAGCTCATGGACCTTGCCGATGATGAAGCTCTCAACGTCAGCGTGAGACGGCATAACAACCGGATATTCTAGAGCTTTGTGCTGTGGATAATTCGGGTTCTGCTTCGACTGGGAACGCTGCCAATCGGTGAACAGGAACTGGATGAAGACGTGCTCACTGGTGATCTTGTCTTCGTTTAGCCATTTGTAGATGCCGCCCTGAAGACCATAGTCATCGTCCTTGCTGCCCTTGAGATAGGCATAGACGCTGGTGGTCTTCGTATCGAACAAGCGACCGTCGAGCACCATGTCGAACTTGCCCCCGATCTTCCACTTGGTTCCATCCGGCAGGGTGACTTCCTTGATGGACCGTTGCTCGATCCAGACGGGGATTGTGTCGGGGTTGGCTGCCAGAAACTCATCAGATGGATTAACCACCAGATTATCTGCAACCTTATCTGGATAACCCAGACGCTTCATCATGGAAGGGAGCTTGTCGCTTCGCCATGCCTTCTCGATGCTGTCGTGGACGGCATGTCCAAAGCGTGATGCGAGGAAATCCACAACATCAGCAGTTCGGTCAGATGACGGAATGCGCTTTGACAAAATGATTTGCTTGGTAGCTTTCAACAACGACGTGGCTGAAATGTATTTTTCGTTATTATTATAATCATATTCATCGTGCAGCAGCCAAACTGCCAATGGCAAACTGATGCCGTTATCGTTCGTAATGTCCATGGATTATACCTCACATATTTAGGGTTAGTTTTTAGATGATATTAGGGGGCACCTACTAGATGTAGGTGCCGCCAAATAACGAA